TCATGTTTTGACATAATAATTGATTGTGATTGATTTAGCCTTGTTCAGTGATGTCAATTGTGTTTAATGTTTATCGTGAGTTTTTTCCTGAAAATATTAGTTTTTTTTTTGGGTTGGCGTATAGAGGATGAAAAAAGACGAAAAAAAAAGCCCATCAAAATGATGGGCTTCGAGAAGAGGAGAGGAAGGACTATTTTTTGTCCTTCTTCTCCTTCTCCTTTTCATTCTCTTCTGCTTTTGCTTTATTTTGCTGGTTTAAGTACCAAACCAGCAAATCAATCATTTTACTTAGTAACTCTGCCCAGCTATAATTTAGCTGGTTTTTAATCTTTTCCAGAGTTTCCTTCTCTTTACCCTTCAAGATTAAATAACTCTTTGGGTCTTTCTTTTTTACATCACTACTTTTCGGTGTGAAATCAATGTTCATTCCATCCTCCTAATGTTTTGTTTATTATGAGCAACGCTCATTGATTGCATCATAACATTTTTATTTGCAGATGTCAAGAAAAATTCTCATGCTCAAGCGCATCAAATGTCAAAACATAAAGTCAATAGAACTGTTGTCATGGCTTTCATCGATATACCATATTAGAAGGGGGGAATTAGGTGATTTTTTGGCACAAAATACTACCCCCCACAAAAAATTCAAGTTCTATATGTTTAATAGAGACATAGAGAATTATATTTATATTGTTGGGATACCTCTTGACAACCCACATAAAACCATGTTAACATAGCCACGATACCATAGATACTGGAGGTTTTATGCCAGTTCCACAAGACATGTCTGCTTCAGTCCAAAAATATGGTCTAAACTATATTAGACCTTATCATCGTGAAATAGCCAGGCGTCTCGTTCTTGGGCAAACCCAAGGTGAGATATGCAAACAGCTTGGGATTAGTGCGTCAAGGATGTCAATTATAGTCCATAGTCCTCTTTTCAAATTGGAATTGAAGAGACTTGAGAAGGCAAGAGATGAAGGAGTAGAAGACATTACTAGGACTTTGCAAGAACTCTCGCCTATTGCGATAGAGGTGATTGAGAGACTGATGTATGAAGGTAAACCACAGATAAGACTACAAGCTGCTTCAACTTTACTTGATAGAGCTGGTTATGGAGCAGTCAATAAAGTCCAAGTTAACGCTAATGTCAATTATGTTGACCAATCTATGACAGATGATGAGTTGAGGCGGATGATTAGCGAGAGATTAAAAAGAATGGAGAAAAATGCTCAAGAAAAAGCTGAATTAATGAACCAGGCTGAGGCTATAGAAGTGGAGTATGAAGACGTTAGAAACACTGAGTAGAAATGAGTTACTTGAACTGGCGAATTTGACAAGTCGGTGGTCAAGTCAGAAAGACCATCGTTTTTACTTGTATCAAAGTAACCCAGTAATGTTTCCATTTCACAAGTCAAAAGCCAAGATAAGAGCTCTTTTTGGTGGTAATAGAAGTGGTAAAACTACTGCTGTTGTAGTTGAAGCAGTTATGAGGTTCTTGGGTGAGGCTCCACCATCATTAGATGGTGTAGTTCCAAAACATCGCTTAAACCCAGGACAAAAAATCAGATTTTGTATGGTAGATTATCCAAACGCTTTTGAAAAAGTAATCTACCCTAAACTTCTTTCTTTCCTTCCTTCAGAGTCGATAAAGCACACAGTTAAGGAGCAAGGCAGGATTAAAGCCTTTATTGGTTACAATGGAAGTCTCCTTGAGTTTATGCAATATGAACAGGATGTTTCCAAATTTCAAGGAGCTTCAAGAGACTTTATTATTTATGACGAAGAACCGCCAGAAAACATTAGGGATGAAAACTTACTTAGACTTATTGATACTGACGGTGAAGAGTGTTTTAGTTTAACTCCTGTAGCTGAAGAGAATAGTGTAGGCTACATGCCTTCACTTTGGTTATATGATAAAGTTTTTTTAAAAGCTTCTAAGGTGTATGAAATCAAAGATGGAGTTTTAACTTTGACTACTAATCCTAATGCAGATAAAGATACTGAGGTCTTCTTTGCCTCCATTTTTGATAATAAGCATTTGTCAGAAGAAGCCATAAAAAGAATTTTAGACAAATTTTCCACAGTTGAATTTAAAACAAGAGCATATGGTCATTTTAGTTTCATGAGTGGTCGTATATATGATGGTTTTAATGAACTAAAACATGTTATTAAGCCTTTTAACTGGAGAGACCCAGAAAACTACACTTTATTTGTAGCAATAGACCCACATCCTCGCACACCTCATGCAGTATTGTTTATGGTAGTTGACAAAGATGGAACTCTTTTTGTTGTTGACGAGTTGTATGAGGACTTTCAGAACATAAATGACTTTGTTATGGCAATCAAGACTAAGTGTGGAAGTATGACGCCAGAAGTTATTCTAATTGACCCTTCAGCTATGATAAGAAATCCAACTAATGGAAGCTGTTTTATGTTTGATTTAATAGATGCTGGACTTGAACCAGTGCCACTTGAAGCTTCTAAAGATTTATCTCGTGGTATTATTAATGTTAAACAGATACTATCTGAGAATAGACTTTTTGTTTTCGAGAATTGTGCTCGTTTTAGATTCGAAATTATGCATTATAGATGGAGTAACTGGAGTAAAAATATTAGTCCATCTAAACCAATTAGACAAAAACCTGTTGATAAAGATGACCATATGATGGAGAATCTTTATAGAATTTGTCTGTTACAACCAGTTCATAAAAATCTGTTTTTAGATGAACTTGATATGAGTGTGGCAACTGGAGGTGTTTCTTTTCAAAGAAACCAGTTTACAGGATATTAGAAGTGTTCACTGTGTGAACACCACTTTTTAACAGGAGAAAATTACTAATGAACATTTTAGAAGGTGAGCAAATCTTTTTAAAGGGTTCTAACTTACCAACTGAATCCATTAATCTTATTCCTGTTTTAGAGGAGCAGAAAGGTAAGGACTGGACTAATGGTTTGCTAAGCAAAATGTCCTCTGAGTGTATTGCTAACTACAATAATGATTTGGCTTCAAGAGCTGAATGGGAGAAAATTGCTACAAGGTCTCTAAAACTCTTCACTTCAAACGTAGACCCAAAAAACTTTCCTTGGAAAAACTGTAGTAACATAAACTTACCTTTCATAACAATTGCTTGCTTGCAATTCCATGCAAGAGCTTACGATGCTTTGATTAATCCAAGAGGAACTGTCGGTGTAACTTATACTGGAATGGAAGATAAGGAAAAAGCCGATAGAGTTCGTCGCTACATGGATTATCAAATCCTCTATCAAATGAAAGAGTTTGAAGAAGGCATGGATAAAACGCTTTTAAGTTTGCCTATTGTTGGGTGTAATTTTAGAAAGACCTACTATGATGCTGTTAAAAGACGTGTTGTTTCCAGTTTTATCCCTGCTGGAGACCTTGTAGTTCAATATAATTATAAAGTAAGTATTGATGAGGTTGAACGTAAAACTCATGTTATCTATATGAGCAATAATGATTGTAAAATTAGAGCTAAGAAAGGTATTTTCATTGAGAAAGCTTTTGATTTAGGAACTCCCATGATAATTCCTCGTAGTGATTTAAGAACAGAGATGGACAAAATTCATGGATTTACTCAAGGCTATACAAATGATACAAGAGTTATTCTTGAACAGCATACTCTTTATGATATAGATGGAGATGATATTGCCGAGCCATACATCATAACTATTGACTTATCAACTGGAACTGTTCTTAGAATAACTGATAGAAGGTTCATTAATAGCCAAGGTGTTGTGCAAAGAATGGAATATTTTACCAAGTTCGGTTTTATTCCTAACATAGAAGGTTTTTATGACCTCGGACTTGGTATTCTCCTCCTAGGTATTAATGAAGCTGGCAATACTATTGTTAATGAAGTAATAGATGCTGGAGCTCTTGCTAATATTCAAGGTGGTTTTGTTTCCAAAAGAAGCGGTATCAAGAGAGGAAATCTCAGTTTCCAGATGGGCGAATATAAAGAAGTTGATACTTATGCTGAAGACTTAAGTAAAGCTATATTACATCTTGATTTCAAAGGTCCTAACCAGACACTTTATGCTGTTCTTGGTCTCTTGTATGAGTATTCTAAACTTGTGTCAAGTGTTAGTGAAGTGATGACAGGTCAATTGCCTGCAAGCGATACTCCTGCATCAAGTGTTTTAAGCATTCTTGAAGAAGGAAGAAAGGTATTTTCTTCAATCCACAAACGTATTCATAGAGCATTCAAACAAGAATTACTAAAAATCTTTACTTTAAACTCCATTTATCTTGACGAAATGGAATATTTTAGTGTTCTTGGTGAGAAAGGATTACCAGAAGGTCAGATTTCAAGTATAGGAAGAAGTGATTTTTCCAGCACTATTGATGTTTTTCCAGTTAGTGACCCAGCTTTGGTGTCTAAAGCTGAGATTCTAATGAAAGCTGAGAAGTCATATCAACTGGTGATGAATAATCCATTGACTGCTAATAATCCAGAACTTGTTACTATGACACTTAAAAAAGTGTTAAATGCTCTGAGTGAGCATGATGTAGCTAATGAGATAAAACCTCCGCCACCGCCGCCGCCTCCGCCTGATTTACCGCCTCAACAAGAGAATGCTATGATGATAACTGAGAAAGGTGTGCAGGCACTTCCTCATCAAGACCACATGAACCATATTAGTGTTCATAAAGATTTAAGAGAAGGTATTTTCGCTCCAGAATTAACATCTGTAGCTAATAGACTTTTAAATCAGCATATTTTAGAGCACATGTCTTTTCTTTATTTAAACTATAGTATGGCAAAAGGTGGTGATTTACGTGTCAGTTATGGATAGAAAAGAGTGGTTAGAGTTACCATATACACAAGATTTAAGAAAAGAGCTTTTAGAAGTAAGATTTAATACATTAAATGCTTTTCTAAGTTGTAGTTGTATGGAAGAAGTTATTAGATTAAAAACTTATGTTGAAGTTCTGGACATGATAATTAGGTTTTTAGAAAAAGAAGGAGAGGAGGTGAATTCTGACTGATGGAAGACTTAACAATTGACATAATTCCACTTGGTGGAAGACTAATTGTTAAACAAGAAAGAGCTCCAGAATACATAGGCAACATTTATATACCAGAAAATACTAAAGAAATGATGCCGACTGAAGGTATTGTGGTTAGAGTTGGTGAAGATGTTGACAAAGTGAGTGTTGGTGACAAAGTTTACTATGGCAGATATGCTGGTTTTCACTTTGAACGTAAAAAAGTTAATTATGTTTTCTTGAACCAAGATGACATTCTTGGTAAAATTATAACGGAAAAGGAGGAAAAATAATGTTACCTGAAGATACAACTCAAGATGAGCGTGATTTGACCGCAAATCTTGCTGAAAACACTGATGAAAATGAAGAGAAAAGTGATGAACAAGCTCAAGTTGAGCATGCTCCGCCTGAAAACTCGAGGCGCTGGAAAGAAATCTACGGTAAAATGAAGCAATATGAGAGAGAACTTGCTTCTGTTAGAGATGAGAAAGAGGCTCTAAAAGAAATGGTTGAGGAGATGAGAAGCTTCAACAAGAAATTGGCTGAAGCTATTGAAAATAGGAGAGAAAGAGATGAAGGAAGACCTGAAGACATTATAGCTGAACTGAAAAGACAGAAAAAAGAGGCTCTTGAGTCTTTAGATTATGATAAGGCTGAGGAGATAAATGAAAGAATTATTGACCTCAAAATAGAACTTAATAAGAAAAAGAATGAGAAGGTAGAAAGGTTTGAAGATGATAGTGCTGTCAGAAACAACCAGAAAGAGTTGATACGTTTTATTAACAACACAGAGTGGTATAGAAAAGACCCAGAAATGAGAATGTATGCCAATCAACTTGACAACTCTTTATTACAAGATCCTGACTGGGCAGCTAGACCAGTAGCAGAGAGACTTGCTGAAGTGAAGAGAAGAGTTGAGAGGAGATTTGGTTGGAACAAATCGAGCGGTTCTCCAGTAGAGGATAGTACTGGTTATCCAAAAGCCTCTACTATTGATTTGAGTGAGGATGAACGTAAGCTCGCTAAAGCTTTTGGTATTAGTCCTCAAGAATGGGCTAAACAAAAAGCATTCATCAGAGGAGGTGCTAAATGAATAAACCTTGGGAAGAGCCAATGTTACTGGATGCTAAAATAAAAGACAGTAACTTCACCTTAAAATGGTGCCACAAAGAAAAAATGGACAAGAGAAGGGCAGAAGGATGGGTGCCAGTCTCTTACAAAGAATTATCTAATATAAGTAGTTTAACTATTGAAGACGGTAAATCACTAGATTCCACTGTTCAAGTTAGAGAACTTATTCTCTGTAAGCTACCTAAAGATAGAAAAGAAGAGCGTGATAAGTACTACCGTGATATGACTAATGATTTTTTTAGAGCAGATAGAGATGAGTTCTTAAGGAATAGTGGTTCTGGTTATATTGATAAGAGAGAAAACATAATTAAGTGATGTTCACATGGTGAACATTAGTTTATGGAGGTGAAAATGACAAGAGGATTTGTTCCTATAAGACACAAAACTGGAGGCACTATAAGACCTGTTTCTTATCCTATGGCTTCCAATGTAACAATTTTTAAAGGTGACTTAGTAATGGCTAATGCTACTGGTGACGTTCAAGCAGCTACTGCTGGTGCTAACACTTCAATTATTGGTGTGGCGGCTGAATACAAAGTTAATCCTGTTGGTGGAAATAATCAGATATTGATTTTCGATGACCCAGATATAATCTATTCGGTTAGGTCAAGTGGTGTTGTAAATGCTACTGATAGATTTTTAAATGCTCCTTTAAGTGTTGGTACTGGTGGTAACCCAGTTACTGGTCTATCCTCTCACATGTTAAATGCTGGTGCTATGGCTACTACTGCTACACTCCCACTAAAGATACTTGGAAAGGTTGATGCTCCCAACAATAATTGGGGTGAGGTTTTAGACTTAGAGGTTTGCTTGAATAGCACTGCGTTAACACCTGCTGTTGCTGGTGTATAAGGAGGTGTAAGATGATAGTAAGAGAGAATTTTGCAAAATTGTTAGAACCTGGATTAAGAAAGATATGGGGTGATACTTATAATGACTTTGAAACACAGTATACCCATATTTATGAAGTCCATGATACTGATAAAGCTTTTGAAGTTGATTACCTAATAACCAATTTTGGTTATATTCCTGAGAAGAGTGAAGGTAGAAGTGTTGATTATGATGATATCTATCAGGGCTGGCAAAAAGTCTATAGACCTCGCCTTTATGGTAGAGGTTTTGCTGTAACTC